CTGAATTATTGATATTACACATTCGAATATTATTATGACTTGTCATTGGGCTTCTAAAGAGTACAATTTCATCCTCATTCTTATCAATCCAGAACTTTGAATAACATTCATTTGCTTTTAATAATCCTGTTACTTCCAAACCACAAATAGATTGCATAAGAGCAAATGGATCACCACTTGCAATCTGATAATTACCATTTACAAATAATTTGCCAATCTTCGCATCATTCATTTTTTTCTTAATATATCTATGTACAGAGTCGATTATATATGGATCTCCCAACATATATTCACTTGTATATAAGGCACGTTGCCATGAATTTACATCGGTATTTTCATTAATACCAAGAAATTTAACAGTAGAAGAATAGTCACCACACATAGCATCTTTTAAATACTTAATTGTTGGCGCACACAACTCCTCAATATCTTCGTCTGTAAATTCATAAGACTGAAGATATTGGTAATTCAATTCTCTTTGTTCTTCAAGAACATGTGGTGAAATTTTTGTTACAGAAAATCCGTATCCACATTCCTTATATGCATTCACATATTGCTCGATATTATCATACGCTCCCCATAATTTAAGAGAAGACTCTGTGATAATCATTTCACATTGACGAATATCTTGCATATTTCCCCAAATATCTTCAATCATGTAATTACCATTATTGTATTTTTCAATGAACTCATATACAGGAAACGGATAGAGCATTCCTTTGAGCCATGCGTTTCTCAAGCACACACCGCCAGGAATATAATCAAGACCTAAAGATTCAGCTACTCGCTGCATATATTGCATAGTACAAAGATTAAAACCGTCAGATACATTGTTTTCAAGAGGTTTATCTTTAATAATTTCTCTTATCGGTTCTTTTGAATCGCCACCATCATCGAGTGATATAACATCTGCAAAATATTGTGTAATACAATCTTTTACGACCAAAATTCCATGTGGATCACAAATCGGTTGTGATGCAGAACATGTTAATGCTTTGTAAGCTTCATATTTTGCAGGAACTAATTTAGTATCTGGATTTCTCTTGCATTCACATAATTCATTTAATTTGTCAATGTATTGTGAATTGCAGAAGAGAAGAGTATTGTTTTTTAATCCACCTGTAGTTCCAACAAAGCGTTTATAATTAACACCATTTACAGTAACACCTTTTTTACCAGTCACTCTTGCAAAATCAGATTTTTTATCAACAACTACCTGCATAAATATCTTTGAAAAATCAATACTCCAAATAGGTTTTTCTAAAATTTTATTTGCCATTATACGGAACTCTTGAGCTTCAAACAGTGATATGAGTTCCTGATATTTAAAAGCCTCTTCTTTGGTAATCTGTAAATCCCAATTAGAATACTTTAGTTTATTTGTTCCAATTTTAAAAATCTCATATTGAGGTACGCTAATACCAGCCATAAATCCTCCTTTTATTTTTATTTATTATGTTTCACTTATATATTCTCCAAATGAAATTTCTAATTCTTATTTTCAATCAAAACAATTACTGTTTTCCATTTCTTTGACTTCATAACCAAGCCAGTTGATTACAAAATCAATACCTGGAATACAGTCTCTATGTATGTATTGCCCTTCACAATTACACAAAAATTCTTCGCCATCGTAAATACCTTCTTTGCAGTAACAACAACTGAAATTAGTTTTCGGTGGCACAAAATTTGGACAACCAGTCTCATGCCCATTAATTCTTCCACAATATTCACAACCCATTTAAAAAAATCTCCTTACTTATATCTTATAATTCTTCATATGCATATCCATCATTTGTTGTATAGTATATATGCCGTATCCCTAAATCCTTAATTGCAGCCATACAACTTGGACAAGGACGAGCCATACCAAAAGTACAACATTTTCGATTTCTAAAAATATACAATTTAACCTTGTGAAAATTAACATCTAAATGTCTTATGGAATTCAAACAATTAATTTCAGCATGTAGACTTGGATTAATTTCATTGTCATCCCAAGAATTACGAAAACGATTGTAGTATTTTTGAATCGGATGAGTCTTTTTGGTATTGCAACCAACTCCTATAATGCTATTTTGATATACGGCAACACATCCTATGTGTACTTTATAGAAATCTGAGACACATGCTATTTTCTTTGCCTTCTCAAAATGTTTATAATCTGATTTACTTAACATTTAATCTTTCTCTTTCATATAAAGCATTTCCTCATTCAAAACATTCAAGCTCATATTTTGTGCGATTAATGTAATAAGTAAAATCAGTATTTTCAATATACTTAAGAATTTCCATACATAATTCTTTTTTGTTATCTGTTTCAACTCTAAGTGTTAAATCTATAAGATCGTATCTATCAATTTCATTCTTCTTAATAAATAGAGTGGTGTTATACAATCTTTTTTCTTTGTCCCATCTGCTCATAGCGAGAATAGAGTATCCATTATGTAAATCCACAACTATACTAGTATCTGCAATTATTTCATATCTCATTATTATCTTTCCTCCATTTTTCTAGCATCTCTAACATCACATTCTTTTTTTCTATCTTGGTCAAATTTCCAATCATGGATCAATCGGTCTGACAAACTTAAATTTGTTCCACCAAAATCAGCTTCACATAGTTTTGGATAACATACTAAATTAGCCTTTCTTTTAAGCTCTATTGTTCTTGTCAATACATGATTCTGTGTTTCCTTTGTCATAAATTATTGTTCTCCTTGTTAAATAAAATTTTGTGTTCATATCATCGCTCCTTAGTGTGTGATACGTGTTTAATTGTTACATTTATATATTCCCTTATTATGAAAAGGTTTTATTAAAAAATTTAAATGTGAGGGTTTGTTCTAATTCACCGATATGGTATAATCATTAAGATGTGTATATACACTTGTAACTCATTAACTAAAGTCACGACTGATTCTTATATCAGGTACGGAGGTGTGATTATGCACATTAAAAATAGTGAAATCTATAATCTTTCCTATTGTGATAGTGTTTTATTGCGAAAGGAGGATTGTAGATATTGCTAACTATTATTCTTACACCAGCTGTTATAATCGCAGTTTTGAATCTTGTTAAATATTGTGTGAAGTGTTTTACACAATACAAAGAATTGAAGCTACTTGTAGGTACGTGAATTACTATTGTATTCATTTCTTATAGTAACTTATTAAATAAAATTCACCAGTGAATTAGAAGCCTCACTGCAAATTGGAGTGTTTAGCGTAACACTCATTGCGCAAATTTATGGTAAAGAGATATTGTCGTAAGGGATGATATCTCTTTATGCTCTTAATTTATTATTCTCCAAAATTTCTATCTGTTTTTTAATTTCCTCACATGGATCATATTTATTATCAATTCTTTGACCATGTTCATCAGTTATAAAATGTCTGTAATCAGCAAACACCTTTGGAGTAGTAGTATATTTTTCTTTGCCATCCTTAATATGTTTTTCTCTCTTCATAGGTTGACATTTTACAATTTTAAGTTCTTCCAAAATGTCAACTATACGACCAATATATCTTTCAGAAAGTCCAATGTCATCTGAAATAGTCTTAAAATATCTATAACAACATAATGGCTTACCATCCATTCGATTCAAATTAACACGAATATAAGAGAGTACAAGTAAAATATAAGCTGATGATATTCTTGCAGTATCAATCTCTTTATCCTTCAATTCTTCTTTGGAATTTAATATTACATCCAACTCATCAAAATAAATAATTCCAAATTTATCAAGTACATCAAATTTTTCTATATTAAGTTTTACTTGCTGATATTTGACCGAATTGGTCTTTTCTTTTAGACTTTTCTCAAAATCTGGATACGATTCAAAGTATCCATAATGAGAGAGAAGTAATAGAACTTCATAATATTTCTGATTTATCTTTCCATCTCTGTAATTGGGTTTCAATTTAGACCAGTGGCAAAGTTCTGTTGTAGAAAATGCCACTGTGTCATCAAGTGAACGCCTTGCACAAAGATATGAGAAGATTATTACACGTTTAGATGAGAGATCTTTATCATAAATGATTTCTCGTGGTATTTTTACATAGTTTGGCAAGACGTATCACCTCACTATGTTAATCTTCTAATAAGGACATTTTTAATCTTTTGTTCTTATTTAAACCAGAATTGTATTCATTTACATAAATCTTTGCATATTTTAAAGATGGTTTCTTTGTATATTTATCATTATCTGCAATTTCTTTAATGATAGATGGGGATTTTTTCCCGACAGAAGTAATAAGTCTCTTATTGTCAAAAATACCTTTATATGTTTCATAAAAGTCAAACATTCCCCTAATATAATTCCACTGCAATGATTTTGAATTTCCATTCCAACAGCCCTTAACTAAATCCATACATTCAATAAAGCCATCTACGTCATTTCTTGACGAATATTCCTTATACACCTCTAATAGTTTTGCAGGACACTTAATTTTATAATCATTTCCTGGTTCTTCTCCAAAAATATCTAACTTAAAGCCAAGTGCTTTTATGCAATTATTAAAATCCTGTTCAATCTTATGCTTTTCATATGTACCATTAATCTGAGACGTAAGTGTGCGTTTTCTATTCTGTGGCTTTTCTTTTGTATTAGTTATGGTAAACCAATCATTCTCTTCCTCAATAGTTAAACCATAACGAAGTTCACACGGTACAGTCGTCCATCCTCTCATCTTTAAAATTGCAATAGTATGCTGACCATCACATACTTTCATAGAATCATCTTCTCTAACGCTAACCTTTACTTCATCAACCTCATTTTCATCAAAATACTCATCACTACTAAGTCTTTCAACACGCTTCATATCAATATCTCTCTGATAATTAAGCATTGCATCCAATTTATCAATTGGTACTTCTTTATGTGCGATCTTATTGTCTGTTACTTTTGTTCCTTTTACTAAATCTTTTAATTTCATTATTTAATCCTCCGTTTTTAATGTTGTTTTTTTTGCTAACTCAATAGCAGTTAATAGTTTCGTTATATTATTCTCTGCATTGGCAATACATTCATCTAATTCTGATTTGGTTACACGATTTTCCATATCACTAAGAATACTAACAAACCCATCATAAAATCTTTCAAATCCAATATTCATACATTCGATTATATCAATCTTATAATCCCAAATAGAATCAAGATACTCTTTTGACTTTTCGGTTTTAAGGTCTTCACATATTTGTCTTACTTCTTCGCTGACTTGATTTTTTTGAGAAGGTTGAACAGTAGAAGATGATGTAGTTGGTTGCTCAATATTATATTCTCCATTTTGATTATCAGAAAATTGTTCTTTTTTCTTTTCATTCTGTAATTCCTTATAACCAGCACTAATAGAAGTTTCGCCTGACAAAACACGCTGCTTTAAATCTTCGTTATCTGAATTAAGAACTTTTGCACCCATCTTATATGTAGTTGGTTTAACACCTGCTATATCTGCAAGCTTCTTATTTGTTGATTTAAATTCTCGATTGGTCAAATTTGACTTGTCGGCAGTTTGATTCTGTTTTAAATTATTTAATGAATTCTCTTTTGCTTGTTTCTCGTAAATAGGTCTATATTTCTCAGTTACAGCAATTCTTTGAATAGGTGATAAATTACGTCTTCCAAGCTGAATATCTAACATCCATTCCATAACTTCATCTTTCGTTTCATATCCAAGAGTACCAACAACATAATCAATATTGTGTTTTTTGCAAATAGAGTAGCGATTATGACCATCTACAATATAACCATGCCATTCCATAATAGGAAAATTCTTATCAAATCCATTTTCTACAATATTCTTTTCAAGTTGTTTGTACTCATCACCTGTAAGTGGTGGTAGTAAATCCCCTAATTCAGGATCAATTTTTAATTCTTTCTGTTGCATTTTAAAATCCTTTCTTCTAAAACATAATTTACAGTTACAATTTGTGGATGAGAGTGTGGTAAGTGGTTCAATTAGTTATTCTCTTTTTATTTATGAAATATATGGTATAATATTTGCATCAATACAAGAGAGGAGATGAGATTATGGCTAAAACCGATAAAGAAATTACATCAGAAATCGTTTGTGAATTCATCCGTGCTTGGGGAACACAAGATAACTGTGTACCAATTAAAATGGACGTACTTCCAGAACTAATAAAGAAAACTTACAACACAGTTCATTCTTTAGAAAAATCTGATTCTGATGAAGAATAGTCTTTATGTGGTTTAATCGTTGCTCTTGCTTTTACCAATGAAGCGAGGGCTTCGATTTCATCACATTGCTTTATTGAGCCTTCTCCATACATACTACTGATATTCTTAGAAATTGTCTCAATAAGATTTGTTACACAATTGTCAATTCTTTCACTATTTGTCATTTTGAATTCCTCCATAATAAATATTTATTTTGTCACATTGTAATATTCTCCATCTTAACTTTCAAAAGTTATGAACTTTTTACATTTATGAAATTGTCAAAAATTCATTTAGGTACATACAGCATGTACCTAAAAGTGAAAATTTACTTCATTTGGGTACATGCCAGCTATCAATTTTGTACAGTCTATATCTATATAGACTCATATTATCAAGAGAAGAATATTACGCTTGCATTTTGCTTACGCTTCATACAAGCTCTTTAATTTTTTGTTTGATTGTTATTGATTGGTTTAGGTACATGATATTTTGAATTAATGTTTTCATTTGGGTACATATATGATGTACCTATGTAAAATTATTCTCTATTTATTAATTCTTGAATCTCTTCTTCTGACATAGAATCTAATTTCTTTAAT